GTCATTTAAAACATTGTAAGAATTTTCAAACTCAATTGTGTATTCAACTAACTTATCATTTAAGCTAGTCTTATATGTAATATCACTTGTCTTTATATTGATTGGTAATACTTGTTCGTCTGTATTTGTTAAGTTTGTTATCCATACTTTTTCTGATAACATTAATTGCTTAAATACTTCGTTGTAAGATTCACTTAAAAAGCCACTACTTAACGTCATTGATTCGTTTGCAGTAATATTAAAATCTCTTTTTGTATGTACACTTGTATCGTATGTATTAGTATAAGTTAAAGTATTTGCTTTATAACTTTCTCTTTTACTAGTCATTCTTTCAACTTTCTTTTTAAAGAAATACATATCTTGTAATACACCAAACTTATTTATAAAGGTTATTTTCTTTGGCTCATATTTACATTCCTCAATAGTTTTTACTTTTATAATATCAAGTGTGCCATCAGTATTTCCAATATGTATAGCATCTACTTTACCAATACTTAAAGTATCTAAATATTGTGATATACATTTATTATCTTCAAATACACCAAGATAATTACTAGCTACTCTTGACTTAAACGAATCTCGTTCGCTCTTTCCATTTATACTAATATGTGCTACTTGGTCTGTGGTATTTAAAGAATTATCTGTATTAACATAAGTACCAACAACTTCTCCATCTCTTAAAAAAGCAATACTGATATCTGTTCCAATATAAACTGGTATTCTGTAAACATTATCATCTAGTGCAAACACTTCTCTGTTTGTCATTAAAACATTTTTACCAGTATAAGAATAGTAACTACCTTCTTCAAAATAAGAATAACCATCTAATGCTAAATCAGTTGATGTTGATTGTTGTAATTGAACATCATTACCATCAAAAGATGTTTTTACCATTCGTACCCATTTACAAGTATAATATTCATCAGCAGCAAAATAAAAACCAAAAAATGGTACATCTAAATAATCTCTAATAAGTTCAGATACTTCAAAATTTATTCCAGTAGCATTTGATATTATTTGTTTTCTTAAAGAATATTGAGGTGTGCCAGTATAACCAGTATCTCTATCTCCAGAATATATCTCAATATCTAAAGTAGCATAAGCTACATTTGTAACTGATGTCCTTACAAAATAGGGACTTCTTGTATTAATTATTGCCATTTGTTGTAAATTTTAGTAGTTCTTCAACATCTAATTGATATGCTTTTATTATGTCTTTGTCTAAATTAGTAAATGCTTTTTTAAATGGCTTTGTAAAAAACAAACTTGGTTTAATACCATTGTTATAAATACTTCTTGCTATCATAAATTGTAAAGACTTTCTTGATATGAATTTACCATCTTTACCTCTTACACCTTTTAAACCTTTTCTTACTATCCACTTATCCATTTTACTTGGAGGTGGCATTTTATTTGTATAGCTATAAGGTGTGTTATATTTCTTTTTTATACCACTTACACCCTTGTCTTGGAATACACCATAATCTTCCATTAAGAAACTTAAAGAAAAACTATTTGGACTTACATTTATATCGTAGTCTAAACTGTTATAAAGTGTTTTAGAGCTATTCTTTTTACCTCTTGTTAAGTTTGCCTTTGATTGTGTTATAACATACTTTGCAAATCTATTCAGCTCTTGTTGTACATTCTTTAACATATATTGATATCGTTATTTACAAGAACATCAAATGTCATTGCCCATCCAGCTAATTCATTTTCAAACCTATCATAGAAAGGCTCTAAATTCGGTGTGCCATCTAACTGATATAAATCTTGGTGTAATGTACCTCCTCTTAATACTTGTGCTAATTTATTAAGTACTGCTAATTGAGTATTTAATATGTCTTGCTCATTATCATTACCTCTAAAAATATCTACTGTTGCTTCTTTCGAAACATCAACAATATCCATAGACAAAACAGATAAACTGAAACGTAATACATTATCTTCGTTATTTACATTATTTACTATTATGTGTGATAAAGGAAACATTGTTTGTTTACTTAAATCAATCTTTGTTATATCTCCAGTTGTTACATTATTAACGTTTACATCTGATAATAATTGATTCTTTATTGTTTCCGTTACTTGATAAAAACCCTTCATTAGAATTTACTTTTTATTTGTTTTGCTTCCAGCTCTGCTTTCTCTTTCATAAATGATAACATTGTAAAGCATTGATGAATATTTAATTTAGTGATATCTTCAAATTTTGTAATATCTCCGTTAGCGAGACCATAAATTGACTGATACCATCCCCATTTGTTTGAGAAATTAGCTGCTCTTGATAAACCTCCATCTCCTCCAGATTGTTGGAATAAAGTATCGTATGCTTCGACAGTTCCATTCCTAAATTGTAAAAAAAAAACAAAGAACCAATTGCTGCATCTAAAGGCATATCTTTCATCTTCTCTGGATTCTCTACATTGTAATCAACTATATTATATTTACCAGATTTCTTTATTTTTATTTTTCTGTATAATACATTCATTGCAATGTGCATATTATTCCAATCACTTGCACTACCATCTAAATCTACATATTCTCCTAAACTCATTTCGTCTAAGTCTGGTATAAATCCATACTGAACACCATTCATTGTAAACTGTTCTACTCTTTTTGGTGTTTGACTTAACAACTCATTAAGTATATCTATAATAGCAGTAACACTACTCATCTTTAATTTGTAGCTATCACTTAAAGGTATTCCACAAAATATTTCTATCATTTTAGCATTTAAGAAATTACCTTCTGGATTATCTTCTGCTATCTTTAAGAACTTTTGATATTGTCCTAATGTAACTTCACTTAATGATGTTGGTACGTTTATTTCAATCTTCATATATATATAATACTATTATCTTAATGTTTTATAAAAAAGCCTATACATTTTTCATATAGACTTGTAAGTAATAAAAACTGGCTTGGTGTTTTTGGTTTCAATATTCTTATTTGCTTATTTGTTTTGTGGTGTATAAAGCATTGAATAGTAGAAATCATTTCCTCATTACTCATTATCTTATATTGTATTTACCTTTGTTTGGACTACTTAACTGTGATGTAATGGCATAACGTGCTGCATCAATACAATGGTTAAAAGCATCAATTGGTTTGTTAATAGTGTTACCCTCTCTGTCTTTCATCCAAGTATATGATTGCAATTCTTTGATGAGGTTTTTACTTCTACTTGTAACAAATATTTTGTTTTGGTTTATTAAGTTGATACCATATACAATTGAATCTTTACCTTTTGTACAAGGTAATATTTTATGTCTATACGTTCTTAATTCTGCAATTGATTTTGGCTCTGCTGAATCTGCATATATTATTTCATCTATTTCAAGTTGATTAAGTATGTTTGAAATATCTATATTTAGTAATTTCTTTTGGTATATTAACTCGTCAAAAATATAGGCATCATTATATTTGTATAATCTAATATAAGTACTTGGGTCATTTTGGTAACCGAAATCCATACCTCCACATAATAACCTTGCTTCTGTTGGTAGTTGTTTAATCTCTTTCCAATCTGGAATACATACACCATCTAAACTTCCTATTTGACCAAGACCATATACTTTCCACCAGTTGCTCCAATAAGTACTTGTCTTTGCTTTATCTCTTGCAGCTTCTATATCTTTTACAATCGTTTCTGGTAATGCTTCATTGTCTTTGTATGTTAGTGTAATAAAGTCTGCATCATCGTTGCCTACAACTTCTTTATGTGCCCAAAAATTAGCAGTTGGATTAAAGTCAATCCATATATCGCCACTTGTTCTAATACTTAATTGTGTGTATGCTTCAAAGGGTACATTGTTTGCTTCGTTTACATACAATACGTTTCTTCTTGCTCCTCTTAATTTATCTGGTTGTTCAACACTAAAAAATTCTATGTAACTGCCATTTGTAAATGTGTACTTTAAAGCAGACCTATTCCATTGACTATCCCTAAACCTATTGGTTGCTATCATAATCTTTAGAAAGTCCTTCATAGCACCTCTACGTAAGTGTGGGATAGATTCAGATACTACACTTGTTTCTGTGTTTGGTGTTCTTATACACCTATCAATAAGTATAGGCAGTATACCAAATGTTTTACCAGCTGATGTACCACCTTGAATTACTTTCTTTCTTTTCTTTAACTTATAAAGTTTCTTTATTGCAGTTGTAACTTGAAACACTAATCTAAATCAAATAAAGGTTGCTCTGATGTTATTGATATATCTTTTGTTTCTTTTGGTTTACCAGCATAATAATTATAAAACATTTGAACGTATTTAAAATTACCTTCTTCAACTCCTTTTTCAAGTGCTTTAAATGCTTTTGGCTCTAATGGTGTAAGTCTTTCAATCATCTTAACTTCTTCAGCTTTACTTTTACGACCAGCATTTTTATT